ACATGACAACTGGTACGCTCTCAGGCGGCACTTACTAACAAGGGAATTAAACAATGGCTACAACAATTGTAACTAAAAGCGGCTCAGGTGCTCCCACAGCCTCCGATTTGGTAGCTGGAGAGCTTGCCGTAGACTTAACTAACAAGAGACTGTACACGGAAGACTCAGGTGGTACTGTTATTGAAGTGGGGTCTAATCCATATAACTTCACAGCTAATCATGATGGGTCAGCCAAACTAGCCACCACCGCCACAGGCATTGATGTCACGGGTACAGTCACGGCGGATGGGTTGACTGTTGATGGTGGTTCAGTAAACAACGACAGTTCGGCTGTCGCTGGAAAATTTAACGCTAACGGTAATGAGCATATTCGTTTAGAAATTAGCACCGACAGTACGATAGGCAACCAAGCGGGGCTAGATCTTATTTCCAATAGCATAACTTCAAGGTTTTCAACTACTGGATCAGGCGGCCTTGTTACTGCGGTAAATGGCTCTAACCGAATGGCAATTGCCACTAACGGAGACATCAGCTTCTACGAGGACACGGGCACGACTCCAAAGTTCTTCTGGGATGCCTCTGCTGAGTCTTTGGGTATTGGTACGAGTTCGCCAAGTGCGCCTTTAAATGTATACAACGCTTCAAACCCTTACACGAAATTTGAGGATGCAGCAAATTACCTTAATGTTGGTGTTATTACATCTAACTACGGCCTTATAAATTCAAGCCTACCCCTCTCTTTCCAAGTTAACGACACAGAACGCATGCGCATCGATGCCTCGGGACGGGTTGGAATTGGCGGCGTTCCCAACACAAACTGGCGTAATGATTTAGCTAATCAAGAAATTCTTATGCTTGGAACGGAAGCTACTCTTTTTAGTGACGGTGGTGTCACAACAGAACTTTGGAATAACGCTTATATAGATAACACCGATACTATCTTCAACATTTCTACACGCGGCGCATCACGTTATCAACAATACCAAGGCGCACATAAGTGGTGGACTGCTGCTTCTGCTTCTGCTGGTTCAGATATAAACACAGAGCTTGGTACTACGCCAAAAATGACGCTGGATGTCAATGGTGATTTGATTCTGGGGTCAACAGCATCATTAAGCGGTGCGACAATCACAACCGTCAGTTCAGGCAATACTCATAATGCTATGCGTAATAGCGCAGCGACAGCAGGCAAGTTTTGGCGGCAGGAGGTAGACAACGCCAACATTTTCTACATCATCAATAATGCGTCAACTGGCGTATACATGAATGATGGAGGCACCACTTGGGTTGCCATCTCTGACGAAACGGTCAAAGAGAATATAGTTGAAATTGAAGGTGCGCTGGACAAAGTAATGGGCTACCGCTGCGTTGAGTACAACCTAATCGCAGATGAGAATAAGGCCAAGAAAATTGGTTTTATAGCGCAAGACTGGGAGGTAGATTACAGCCCTGTAGTCGTCACTGGCGCTGATGGCAAGCTGGGTATGCAGTACACGGAAACTATCCCTGTTCTTCTGAAAGCCATCCAAGAACAACAAGCCATCATTGAATCACTAACAGCCCGTATAGCGGCACTAGAATCTTAACAGGAGACAAAAATGACAACTTGGACAATATCAACTTTAGAACGTGAGTTATCAGACGGTGGCGTAGTCGTATGTCACTGGCGAGCTAACGCATCAGAGACCGTAGGAACTGGCGATGACGCTGTGACCTACTCAGCTACCAACTACGGCACTTGCGGCTTCACACCAGACCCATCTAGCTCAGACTGGGTGGATTACGACAGCATCACTGAAGAAGTAGCTTTAGGCTGGTGCTGGGCTAACGGTGTTGATAAGGACGCTATTGAAGCGTCACTGGCGGCTAACATTGAAGCGCAGAAGAACCCAACGCAAGCATCAGGAGTACCGTGGTAATGCTACTACTAGACTACTTAAACGCCCTCACAGCCCTTGTAACGGCCTGTAGCGCCATTACGGCACTCACTCCTACTCCTAAAGACGACAAGCTCATTGGTAAGCTCTATAAGTTCTTAGAGATTGGTGCATTGGTTATCGGTAAGGCCAAAAGATAAATGCAAGAAGAAGCAAAAGTCGCAGTGGACGCACTGGCGGTAACTACGACAGTGTCCACCCTAATGGGCTGGATACCTGCTGTGGCTGCTGCTTTGAGCATTATATGGACTGTCATTAGGATCTTTGAGACGGAGACAATACAAAACTTAATCCATAAAAATAAGGACTCTTAATGTGGAGTACATTGATCTTATTGGATCAATCTGGCCCATCTTTGTGGGCTTCATTGTGCTTGTCCTTACATTGGGTAAGCTAATGTCTCGTATGGACGTAGTGGAAGAAAAGCTTAAAACTTTGTTTGACCTGTGGAATAATCGCAATGGCTAAAAGATCAGCACCGACTAAAAGAACTATTAAAAGAGGTCAGGACACTTTAGTTGGAACTTCTAAAGGTGGTATGCTTGAAGTTTTAACGGAAGAAACTTCACAGGATTTACCAACCACTCAAACAAGAAACATTAGAGTTGATGATCCTACGGGTTCTATAGGCAATGCGCCTAAAGCTTGGTGGGACGTTGCAGATCCTAAGGCTTTCTTTGGTGTGCAGGGCGACCGTAATGCTACACAACAAGCCAATGCTGATAGATTTATTAAAGAGTGGGAAGAAGTCTCAGACAACAGCAGGACTTCCAGAAGTACCTTAAACGGTTTAATAGACGGTACTTATGATGCTAGTTTAGTAGCCAACAACTGGGGTTCTAATACAGCCTTAAGTGGCTTAGTACAAGTAAAGAGTTACTCAGACACCATAGGTGAATACGGTGGTGACTTCGGGGCTTACTTGCGTCAAGAGTGGGATAACTTTAACACTTCTCAGGGTGTGGACTTAGGTGGTCTAAACACCTCTCCAACAATAGGAACTGTAGCCTCAGACGGCCCTAGTGGGCGAGCGTCCATTGAGACTCCTGAAAGATTGTCCATGCAGTCTTATGTGGATGCTATTTCATCGGCAGCTCAGGAAGCAGGCACGCCTTTAAAAGTTGCATTACCCGATGGTTCTATGTATGAGCTTAACTACGGACAGTTTGATGACGTAGCTTTAGGAGCTTATAAGCAGACACAAGAGCCTATGTCTACTGCTACTAAAAATGCTTTAATAGCTGGGAGGGTTTTTGCTTCAGTAATCCAGTCAGTTTTGTTAAATGCCGTAGGCGGTGCATTAAAAGAATTAGCAGGTATTTCAGCGCCAGCAGGTAGTACTCCAGCAGCACCTTCATCTAATGGAACAATTTTTAACTTTACAGCAGAAAACACTGGCGCAGTAATTACTAATGGAGAAGAAGTATCCAGTTTTTTAGGATCTCTTATAGATGTAGTTACAGATCCTAACTTATACACTGAAAGTCTTTCAGATATAAACAAAGATTTAGACACAGGCCCTTCCGTAGTACCAGAAGATATAATAACAGAAGAAGAAGTATCTTTAGACGCAGACCCAGACTTAATGGGAACTTCAATCGTTGAAGAAACCATAGGTGACGAAGACTTTACTACTGCTCCTTTACCTACTCCAGAAATTATAGTTGACGAAGTACCTATAGCCGAAATACCTATAGAAATAACAGAACCTGAAGTAGACATAGAAGTAGATCCTTTTCTCCCAGAACAACCCGTAGAAGCTACTGATGAATCAGCGGCTGACGGTGGCGGGGGTGGCGCTGAAAGCGGAGGCGCTAGTACCGCTGGGGCTGGCACTCCTGCTACTGCTGGAGGTACTGACGCTGCTGGAGGTACTGATGCTGCTGGAGGTACTGATGCTGCTGGAGGTGAAACAACAAACGAAGGAGACCCAGACCGAGAAGCCACATCATCGCCTTACCCTTTTTGGAAAGTTGAAGACGGTGTTGTTTATATTTACAGGTGGCCTGACGGTTGGCGAATTTGGCGTGGTCGCTTTGATGACGATCCTAGCCCCCCACATCCTATATTTCTTCCTACGGAAGACGGTGTTTACGGGGAACATGGGGAAGTTATTAGTGAAGAAGCAGTAAATGAAGGACTACCCGCAGAAGGCGAAGAAGATGCTGCTGAAGAAGTAAGCGTGGTTGACATACTGGGGGGTAATGCTTCAGATTCTTTAGACATTATTATTGATGACGCTACTAAATCAGACTCTACAGTTCCTGCCGATATAGACACTACAGGCAGTGCTTCAACCAGTACTACAGATACTACAGAAGTAGTAGACCCTAATCAATCAACTGTAGATTCCGATGGTGACGCTGGTGACGGTGGTAATGGAGGTAACGCAGGAGGCGCTGTAGACGGAGGTGGTGCTGGTACTGACGAAGACGGTGTAGACACAGGTGCTGGTGGGGAAGCTGGCGATGGCACTGATACTGGCACAGGAGACGGTGGTGGCTCTGGAGACGGAGAGGGGTCTGGAGACGGTGACGGCACTGGGACAGGTACAGGTACTGGAGAAGGGGATGGCGATGGCGATGGTGACGGGGACGGTTCTGGCGATGGTGATGGTAGCGGTAGTGGTTTAGGCGGTACAGGTTTATTTGGTGGCGGAGGAGGTTCTTCTAGTGACATTTTTCAATCTAACTATAAGCCGCTAGAGTACAACACAGAACTTCTAAACAGAGTTAGATTATTTGATTTTATAGACTATAATCCTCTTAGGAACTTGAAATGACATATTTAGAATTAGTAAACGGAGTCCTAAGAAGGCTCAGAGAAGATCAAGTAGGCTCCGTTAATCAAAACCCTTACTCAGCTCTTATCGGTGATCTTATTAATGACGCTAAAAGAACTGTTGAAGACGCTTGGGATTGGTCTGCATTACGTACTACCCTTACCATATCCACAACGGAAGACATCTTTAACTACGTGCTTGTAGGTAGTGGTAATAGGATTAAGATTATTGACGTTATCAATGATACGTCCAACTGGTTTATGACTTACAAAGACACGCATTGGATGGACAATGCCTTCTTAAATGAAACACCCCCTAAGTCAAGCCCTACGTTCTACAACTTTAATGGTGTGGACACTAACGGAGACACTCAGGTTGATCTTTATCCTATTCCTAACGCTGTTTATACTATCCGAGTAAACTGTGTTCAACGTAACCCTGACTTAGTTAATGACACTGACAAGCTTCAAATCCCACACATGCCCGTACTGCACTTAGCACTGGCTTTAGCTTCCAGAGAGCGTGGGGAAACTGGCGGTAGATCAGCAGGGGAAATGTTAGCATTTGCTCAGAACTATATGTCCGATGCAATTGCTTTGGACGCATACAAGCACCCAGAAGAAACTATCTACAGGGCGGTCTAAGCAATGGCTCAGGACAGACAGAACATAACGATTGCAGCCCCTGCGTTTAGAGGTTTAAACACACAGGACTCTCCGCTTAGTTTGGATGCTTCCTATGCTTCCGTTGCGGATAACTGTGTTATTGACCAGTACGGGCGTATAGGTTCTCGTAAAGGTTTTACTGCTATTACTTCAAGCACAACTCCTATAGACGGCAGTAACGGTATTGAAGTTATTAAAGAGTACATTAACCCTACGGGTGCTAATGTTATTCTTTCAGCGGGTAACAATAAGATATTTACAGGCACTACTACTCTTACTGACGCAACCCCAGCAGCTTACACAATTACAACTAATAACTGGAAGATGGTAAACTTTAACGACCATCTGTATATGTTTCAACTTGGGTATGAACCTTTGATGTACTCTGCTCATGCTGGCGTTGTAGAAACAATGTCTTCACACGCTCATGCTACAGGCACTCCACCAGAAGGCAATGAAGTATTAGCAGCCTTTGGCAGACTCTGGGTAGCTGATTTCTCATCGGACAAGTCTACTATTTATTGGTCTGACTTACTAAACGGCTCAGGCTGGTCTGGAGGCTCCACAGGCTCTCTTAATATTAGTAAAGTATGGCCTAACGGTCTTGATGAGATTGTTGCTTTAGCGGCTCACAACGGTTTCTTAATTATCTTTGGTAAAAACTCCATTGTTGTCTATCAAGGGGCTACAGACCCGACTACAATGTCCTTAGCTGATACCATAGCCAACGTAGGTTGTATTGATAGAGACACTGTACAGTCCACAGGTACTGACTTAATCTTTATGTCCAGTGAAGGCTTACGCAGCTTTGGCAGAACCATTCAAGAAAAGTCAATGCCCGTTAGGGACATTAGTAAGAATGTTCGTAATGATTTGTTAGCTATTAATGTACAGCAAGTTAACAGTCCCTTACGCTCCATATACAGCCCAGAGGAAGCATTCTACTTACTGTCCTTTAGTGACTCCAAGTACGTTTACTGCTTTGATATGAGGACTGCTCTGGAGGACGGGGCGCATAGGGTCACTACGTGGTCAGACACAACCCTAAGAGCCCTTGAGAGGACTCAGGACGGCTTGTTGTACGTAGGGAATACCAATGGTATTGCCACTTACAGTAACTATCAAGACTATGGCTTGTCCTACGACATGAGCTACTTTAGTAACCCACTTTCCTTTGGGGACAGCTCTCGTCTTAAAATACTCAAAGAAATTATTATTACGTTTATTGGTGGTCAGGGAGCACAGGCAGTTGTGAACTGGGGTTATGATTACAGTCAAGCCTATACTAAACAGATTGTTGAGATTAACTCTGGTAGTAAGACTGCGTACTATAACGAAAGTGAATATAATGTGTCTACTTCAGAGTACAGTGCTTCAATCATTGTGGACAGACCAAAGACTAAAACAACAGGTTCAGGAACGGTAGTAACCATAGGTGTGGACGCTACTATTAATCAAAATGCGTTATCTTTGCAAGAACTTAATATTCAAGCTTTAATAGGTAGGATGATCTAATGAGCAATTACACAAAGACTACAAACTTTACAGCCAAAGATACTCTTCCTACAGGAAATGCAGCGAAGATTATTAAGGGTACTGACTTTGACACTGAGTTTGATGCACTGGTTGTAGCGGTGGCTTCAAAGGCTAACTCAGCAAGTCCAACATTTACAGGGACAGTTACGATACCAACGCTTACTGTAAGCGGTACGTTGACTGCGGGAACAATTACTGGAGGTACTTACTAATGGCTCTTATTGATGATTTATTGGGGCTAGGCTTTGATGTAACAGCCGCTACTAAAATGATGGACTCTATTAAAGAGTTTGGTACAGAAGCGGAAGCAAAAGCAGGAGAGATTGGTACTGAAGCCTATGAGGCTATGCAGTTTAAACCTTTTACTGTTACTTCAGGAGTAGGTAGTACAACTGCTGGTGCTGACGGCGGGTTTACAATGAATCTGTCTCCTGAGCAACAAGCTCTTCAAAACACATTGTTTGGCGGTGCTGGGGGTTTAGCAGGGCAAGCAACAGCGGCTTATGACCCCATCTACGAGCAATTAGCTAATCAAGCCTACGGTGGCGTTAGTGGGCTTATGTCCCAAGCCCAACAAGCAGCTTTAGACGCTGGTTCTATGGACAGGGGAGCTAGGGAAGAACAGGTATACGGGCAGCTAAGAGCCTTACAGTCCCCTGAGGAAGAAAGACAGCGTTTAGCCTTAGAGAATCGTATGGCTTCTCAGGGAAGGCTAGGAGTCTCCACAGCGCAGTACGGTGGTACTCCAGAGCAATTAGCGATGGCTAAGGCTCAGTCAGAGGCTCAGAACCAAGCGTCCCTCATGGCTATGCAGCAGTCAGGCGCTGAACAACAGCAAGCACTACAGAGAGCCGCTGGTTTACAGGGGTTAACTTCAGGTATGTTTGGCATGGGTACGCAAGCTAGAATGACTCCCAGACAAATACAGGGTATGGACTTACAGAACTTAGCAGGTATGATGTCCGCTGGTTATGCTCCAGAATCTCAGCTTCTAAACCAATTGCAAGCTGGTACTAATATTGCTAATATTGCTGATACAGCGCGTAGACAAGCTGCAATGGAAAGAGCAGAGTCTCAGATGTCTGGTTTAAGTGCTAATTTAGAAGCTCAAAGACTTAGAGGTGATATTTTTAGAGAAGCTATGGGTTCTGCTGGGAACATTATAGGTGGCGGTGTGAGTGGTGGAGGTTTGTTCAGCAGTCTATTAGGTAAAATAGGCGGTGAAGGTGGAGATATACCTTTTGTACCTAAATGGTTAGAAGATTTACTAGGAATTTAAAATGGCTAAATTATCAGAAAGTTTATTTCAAAGCATTAGAGACTTTGGCAAGCAAGATCCTACGCAACCTGCCAGAAGGTTAGCTCAAGCTTCTCCATATAGACAGGTAGGAACTACAGATCCCCTAGCTCGTCGTGTTGGTAGTTTGTTTGGCAACTTAGGGATAGACACAAGCTATATGCAGACTGCCCCTGAGCGTATTACGGCAGCTAATGAAGGCTTGGATATGTCTACTCTTGAAGGGCAGCAGCAAGCCATTGCTAACGAAATGCAGTATGTGGTAGACCCACAGGCTCGTAGGGCTTTGGGCTTGCGTATGATGGAGCTAAATAAACTTAAGCAAGCTCAGGCAGCACAAGATGCTCAGTTAGAAACAAAACGTATTTCAGCTCAACTTATTATGTCAGATTTAGTTAATGTTGAAAAAGAAGCTAAAACGCCTCAACAAAAACAAGCAGCGGGGCAGTTGTTAAAACTAGCAGCAGTTGCGGGAGAACGTGCAGATCAATTACAACCTCAAATTCAAAAGCTTAAAGACAGTATTTATAAGGAAGATTTAACTTCTAAACAAACAGCTGATTTAGTTAAAGACTTTACAGCTGACTCAGTAGAACGATACATGGCAACTGGGAAGCCTTCTGATTTAATAAAATTAAACTCAACTGCTAAAACAGAAATGACGGCTTTTTCTAAATATGTAACACAGGCTGGTATAAGTCCAGAAAGTGAGGAGTGGAAAACTCTTCATAAAAAATATGCAACAAGACAAGCTGAAGGCCCTATTAATGTTTTAGACACAGTAAGCCAAACGCAAGCTCTTCGTTCAGATTTAGAAGCAACACCTGTTATCCGTGATAGTCAAAAAACAGTAAGCCAAGCTAAAAAAGCTTTAACAACTATATTTTCTATTGAGGATAGGATGAAGAAAGGTCTTCCTGTTTCTGAGCAAACAAGAGTTGTAGAGAGAACTGTTTCTGAGCTTTATAACGCAGACACAAGAGCGCAGTCAGAAATTGATAGGTTTTTAACGGGGCGCGGTATTAAAAGAACATTTGAAGAGTGGGTTACAAGCTCTTTAACAGGAGAGCCTACTAAAGAAACTATTGATAATTTTAGAGATCTTTCAGAGCTGGTTGAAAAGTTTTCAAAAGAAGAAATTAGAAGAGTATCTTCTGGTTATTTAAAAGCTTTTGAAGGTATTGCAGATCCTGATGTTATCTCTAACTTAAAAAGTGTTTATTATCTTAATAACAAAGCCCCTTCTGGCGGCTTAACTGCTGTTTCTTTAAAATACGCTAATGATTTAAATTTAAACCCTGTTGAAAACTTAGAATCTTTACCTATTTTTAATACACCTCAATAATAAGGTTTTAAAATGTCTAACATTTATTCAAGAGAAGAATTAGTTCAGCTTTTCCAAAGAGCCTATGCCGCTGAAGATGTTGAGGCTGTTAATGAAATTTCTGCCGAACTAGAGCGTTTAGATTCTAAAAATGAAATACCAACAGAAACAGTTCTTTCTCCTACACAAGCTGTTGTTGAAGACAGTTTTGTCAAAGACCAAGCTAAAGCAGGGGCTGCTGATTTTATTTTTAAGATGCTTCCCGATAAGTTTTTTGGTGTAGACGGTTTAAGTGAAAAATATACTGATACAGAAACAGGTGAATATGACTACCAAACTTATGAGGCAGACTTAGCGGCAGCTAAAAATGAAGCCAGTGCCGAGTTTTTTGGATATAAAGGCATTAAACCTGCAAGTAAGTTTGAAAGATATACAGGTGCTGCTACTAGAGGAACAGTTTCTGAAGGCCCTTTAGCTTTCTTTGGAGCTAAAGGCCCTGTTAGTGCTGCTGTAGAACTGGCTCATACTTTTGCAGCTACTGCTGCGGGAGCTTATGGAGGTGATGCTGGAGCTGAGATTGCAACATCTTTAGGCGCTCCTGAAGAAGTTGCAGAAGGTTTTAGAACTGCTGGTGCTTTAACAGGGGGTTTAGGGACAAGTCTTGCAAGAGCGCCTTTAACTGCGGCAGGTTCTGCTGTTTCTAAAACAATATCTGAAAGAAAAAGACTTGCTGATTCTGCTGAAAAAGCTTCTGAGTTTTTAGCAATGGACGATTTAGATGGGATTATAAAGGCAGCCACAAAGGCGCAGCCTGATCTTGATTTAGTCATTCAAAAAACAATAGAGCTGCAAGATAAAATACCAGATTTAGTTGTACCTCCTGCGGCAACTTTGGCTGGAAATCCTATTATTATAAAAAACATGGATAGGCTTTTAAGAACTAAACCTGAGTTTTTAGCGGAGATGCAACAGAGAGTAGGAGATTCTGCAAACGCCATTAAGATTTATAAAGAAAAAAACTTTGGGCAAACAGGTGAGTCTTTGGATTTAGAACTAAGGAAAGCTATTTCTAAAGATTCTGGAATAAATCTTAGTAATGTTAATAAAAGAATATCTGAAATAGATAAGCAGTTAGAAAAAAGAGTAAGCGGTTTAGAGTCTAAAATAGATGATGTAGCTGTAGGAGCTGATGTAAAAAACCTAATGAGAGCTAAAGAATCTGCTGTTAAAAATAAATTATCACCTAGATACGACCAGCTATTAAGAAAAGCCGAATTAGATGGATTAGAGCTTTCCCCAGCAAGCGTTAAAAACATTTATGATGCTGTGCGTATACAGAAGTTAGAAGATCTTTTTGGCATTGAACCTAAACTAGCTAAAGATATTAAAAGTAAATGGTATCCTCAAAAAGAAGTAATACAAAGTCCTATTTTACTAGCTGGAGGTGCAAAACAAAAACCAATAGTTAGAGAGATTTTTAAACCAGCGTCAGTTAAAGATTTTGATTCTTTAAAAAGAAATTTAAATACAGCTATTAGGAAAACAAAAGATCCTGACTCTAAAACAAAACTAGAAGGCTTAAAAAGCCAGCTTCAAGCAGAGTTAAACAGCTTGCCTGAAGATTTTATCACAGCTTATAGGTCTTTAGATAATCAGTTTTATAAAGAATTGGGCATTCCCAAAGGGTCAGAAGGTTTAAAACAATTAGACGCTGCGCGTTTTGAACTAAAAACTGGACAATATTTAGCTAACCCAGAACAAGCTAGAGATTTCTTAGCTTTTACAGGACAAGAAGGTATTCCTGTAGTGCGTAACGCTATTTTATTAAAAATGGATCGTGCTGGTGTTTTAAAAGACGGTAATTTTAACGCTAACAGATTTAATCAATTTTTAAGAACAAACGAAAGATTAATAAACTCTGTTCCTAATTTAAGACAAGAACTGGAAACAAACGCCTCTACAATAACAGACTTAATGAATGTTAAAGCTAAGTTGGATTACGACTTTAATATAAAATCAAAAGAACTGACAGAGGGTTTTATTCAAGGTTTGGAAAAGCAAAGGTTTTCAAGTGTAATTGAAGATATTTTAAACAAACCAAATGTAAATTTAAAGTATTTAGATGATATGAAAAACTTTAGCCCTGAAACGTCTAAAATGTTGAAACAAGGGATGAGGGCTGGTTTGTTAGAAGCTGCTGTAAATTCTAACAAATCAATGGTAGAATTTATAAACAACAACTCCAACGTGTTTAAACAGTGGTTTGGGCCTAGATACTTAGAAAATGTTGAGAACATTGCAAAAGCTTCTGATATCCTAAACAAAATAAACACCAATGCTCGTTTTGCAATAGATATGAAAAATGAAGATTCTTTAAAGGCCGCTACAAGAATGTCAGCGCCAGAGTGGGTATCTTTAATAAGAGATCGTATTACAAGCAATACAACTAAACTTGCCATTGCATCTTCAAAGATTACAACAAGAAGTGCTGATGCAAAAAGAGATGGGCATCTTATGGAGTTGCTGTTAAACCCTGAAAAGTTAAGCGATATTGAAAAGCTAGTAAAAGCTAATAAACCTAATATTTATAATGCTGAATTAGTAAAAAACTTAGGTATTAAACTTAACAATGTGTTTTTAAAAGGAGCTTACTTTGGAGACGTAGGTTCAGAAGCTTTTGAAAATATTGAAAGTGAATTTACAATGCAGTAAAACAAAAGGGGGCATTGCGCCCCCTAAGTTTATATCTCGCAGACTCCAGCTACACAAGCTAAGGTTTGCGCCCCTTCGGTATTATCACTGGACTCCTCAATATCCCATTGCATCCCCTTAGGCATCTCTTTAGACAGCTTCTGATATGTTTCTTTATCTATCTTCTGATAAGGAGCTTGCTTGTATACGTGCTCGGCTTCTGGGAGGAAGCTGATCCCACTAACGCTATCAAAGTTCTCCCAGATCCACTGACAGACAGCAAAGAAATTGTCGTCGTTGTAGTAGCAAGTCATGGAGGGCTTATGTTCACACCAATGGTCTTGGTAGGTCTTCCAGAGCCTTAGCTGTTCCATAGCGCCCATGCTTTCCACAGTCACAGCCTTGCTCGGAGCCTTCTGAGGGAACGAGAATACCCAATTAGAGTTATTCATTACGTCCTCTTCATGAGGAAAACCTCTGTCAATCATAGCGGTAGCCAGAGGATCCTTCTTGTCAGCCCTAACAGTACGGATGTAGTAGTCACTAAAGCGTGGATGAATACCACTGGCGCTGTCAGTCAACTGTGAGACAGTACCAGAGGGCTTGACGCACGTAATGGCTACTGACTGATTGATACCCAGAGCTGAGGCCCACTGTCGGTTAGTCTCAACAGCTACAGTCCTCAGGTTGTCCAGAAGCTTACCCAAAGCCTCCTCACCTGTAGAACCATTTGTCAGCTTACAGTCCATGATGCCCGTCATTGAGACACCCAACAAAGCCTCTTCCTCAGTGTTACGCTTCCAGATGTTCCGTAGGTATCGGAAGTCCGTAAGGGTAGCCTGTAGAGTCCCTAAGATGGTCGCTAGGCGTACCTTCTCTTTAAGGGTCTGCAATGTATCGTCTGTACGTACAATCACCTCAGAGAGATTACAGAACTGATAGGGGCGTAGTATGATCTCAGAGCATGGGTTAGTCCCAAACTTGTGTGTCGCATCCCTGCGCTCGTTACGTGCCGCTACATTCTGTGCGGCAATGCGGCTAAAGATCCCACGCTCCCCAGACTTAGAGTCGTACAGGCGCTTCATCTCGGATGAGTAAGTGTCAAAGTCAGGCTTCTCAGAGTACACAGCACTGTTGTTTGCTAAGGCTCGCTGACCGTTGCTAATGTACCACTCACCGTTCTTAGCGTTAGCCATACGATTGTCAGTAACATTGCTCAAAGAGATTAGGGCAGACCTACGGACACCTCCGACCACTACAATGTCTGCAATCTTGCACACTAAGTCATGGCACTCAAGGGACGTTAGCTTGCGTCCTGCCGCACCTTTGAACAAGTCCACTGAGAAGTTAAACAAGTCAGCCAAAGGTTGTGGCCCACTGGCTCTACCGCCAAAGGTCTTCAGTCTAGCACCCGCAGCCCTAACCTTAGTCAAGTCACACTTAGGAACCTTACCTGCGTACAGGAGGCTTATAAGCTCTCTGAAGGCACTAGCCCAGCCTACCTTACTGTCGGACACCACAACGGTTGTCTTCGTGTCATGGAAGCTGTCAGCAACCACAGGGAGCTGATTAACGTAGTCCCGCTCAACGCTGAACCCTACGCCCGTACCGCACATGAGGATGTACATAAGCTCGTCAAAGGATCTGGGGCTGTCTATGGGTAGGTAAGAGCAGTTAAAGGCTGCAACATTGTCCCGCTTTAAAGCCGCCCCTGCGGTCATTATACAGCGCATGGAGGGCATTACTTGCATGTCCCTGATGGCGTTGAATAGCTCAAAGGCTTGCCCCTGATCTATTGAGCCACGCTCTGCAAAGAAATCGATGTAGCGATTAACTGTCTCGTCCCAAGTCTCCCTGCGTCCCTCATCGTCCAAGTAACGTGCGTATCGTGATTTATGTATGTATTGTTGATATTGATCCATTTTATTTTCTCTTTAGGAGTAGTATTCTTTTCTGTCTGCGTAGTAAGTTTTCAGTGCTACTTCTTTATTCTTATCTTCCCAGACGTTGTTAGGACTTCTGTCGTCCCCAAGCATTGTCTTATAGTATTCGTCTATACTGTCATTTAAGATGGCTTCTCTTAAAGTTGCTTCAGTATAATTCGCCCAGTCTAAAACACCGACAGGCCTAAATCTCGTTTTAGTCCTAGCAAAAACATAATCCTTAAACAGTATATAGGAGTTCTTTTCCCGCCAAAAGAGATTTTTTTCAGGAGCTATTTCTTTTACTTGTTCTAGTGTTTTAAGTAAAGACATTAGACCAAAAGGTCTACGTTTACTAGAAAAATTAGGCCTACTTCTAAAAGACTCTTTCATCATAACTCGTAGTCCCCTCCAGTTAATAGTGATAGTTTTAATTGATCCAGTAAGAAGTATAAGTCAAGAGTGTCCATATTGGTAGACACAACAATAAATTCCTCCGACTTGACAACACAGAAAGCATCTTCATAGGTGGTTAGGTCTTCCTTCTCAGTGATTGCGTTAAATACCAGAGGTACTGTTATCTTGTCTTCGTTGGCTTTTTCACCAAAGTTACCTTGAATTACTTTCATACTGTTAATGCCCTCTTCTTTTCCGTTTGACCGTGGTTAGGGTGAAAGCCATATTCAAAATCAGCTTGCTTACGGGCTACAATTGCGTCTTCTTTGTTTTCAAATAAGCCTAAATGATTTTCTTTACCATTAACATGAATAGTTGCCACCCATTTATTACTAGCCTTATGCCACCTAACCCCACAAACCCCAGAAGAATTAGTTTTACGAAGTTTTTGGTTTCGGAGGTTTATTACAGCAGTCGCTAAACGTAAGTTAGATAAGCGGTTATCTGTTTTTACTCCGTTAATGTGGTCTAGGAACTCTTCAGGCCATTCTCCGTAATGATGCAACCATACTAGACGATGCGCTCTGTAGTTTGAGCTATCAATAGATATTAACCTATAACCATTTGGTTGAATAGACCCAGCAACGCTTCCCGCAATACCTCTATTACACTTAGTCACCTTCCAAATTAAATTACCTGTCTTCGTGTCGTAGTCAAACAGCTCCCGCACGTAACTGGCAGTTAAATCGTTTTTCATTCTAGAGCCTCCTGTTCTTTGACCATCTTGTTTAAGTACCACTGAGCCTTCTGCAAGTCCTGTAGCCCGTTCTTGTAGCGCCACCTATGTAAATACTTTAGCACATTGCCTTCACAGTAGTCAACAATTCCTTCACCTAATTGTTGTTTAATGTAGTCTATGGCTTCCATGCCTCCCTGATTGTAATGTGGGGGTTTATTTACTACATCGTTCCACTCCTCAGGTGTAGGGTCAGCCCTAAGCTGCATAATGTCATTAATCTTCGACATACAAATCCTCCAACTCTCTAAATAGCTCTTGCTTGTCTATAAACCTATGCTCAAAGGCATCCAAAATGTCTTCAGCAGTTATGTCCAAGACTTCACATAACAAGTCTGCATCGTACTCCTGAAGGATTCGTTCTCTTAACTCATCAATTAGCATTGGCATAATCAATTAACTCTTGTGTTGTTGCTAGGGTAAAGTGCTTTAACTTTTCCTTATCACACCATTGTCCCATTGTCATCTTAGCGCCCTTCCTTACTTTCTTGTTGGGATCTGAAAGAAGAAAGACCAACTCCTGATCTTCCTCCAGACAATCCCTAATTGATTTATATTTAAGTGTGTCTCCTTCCCTAAAGAATCCCTTGCACTCCACCAGCATCCAATCCTTATACACAAAGTCAGGCTTGTAATGTCTATGTACCGTGTAGGGCATATCAAAAGGCTCGTAAGCCATAAACTTTCGGGGTAAGGCTTCAGCAAACTTCTTCTCAAGACCTGACCTGTACCTTCCATAATTCTTAGAAACCATCTGGAACCTCTGATACGAGTGGTTGTTTAACTACCTTTGTCAAGTACTTTGGCCCATTTGCGTAGATAAAAGTACGTAGATCAGGGTAACAGTGATCTTTAAACTGACAGTAAGAACAGCCAATGGCAAGCTTACGGTTCCCTGACTTACCGTCTGGTACGTCTTCATAGCAGAACTCTTTAGGCTCTGGGCCTTTGACCATCTTCTTAACGTGCTTAACCCTTTCCGCAATGTCACCTTTCAAGTGTTCGTGCATGGGGTCAGACTCATCGTCAAGATCATGCTCACAGAAGGTTAAGTGACCATTGGCTTTGTCCATAGCCAGCCAAGCAATCTTCCGTTCACCTTCGGAATGAGCATAAGCTTTAAGCTGATCCACGTATCCAAAGGAATCGTTTAGGGGTAAAGTTTTATCTTGAAACTTCTTAAAGGCAAAGGCGCTGGCTGACTTAACGTCCGTAACAACACCGTCAATACGACAGTCCATGCTGCCCTTGACACCCTCAACCTCACACCTTTTCTGTTCACAGGTGACTTCATGCCCAGAGGCTCTAGTTAGGAATAAGACTAACTCCTCAATGACATGCCCGTACAGGAACTTTACTAGGGTGTGAGGCTGCAATTCCTCACCTTCAGTGCTATGGTACTGATTCCAAAGATACCTGTCAGTCCTGCCTATGCTTGACAGGCGCAGCTTTCTAGTATCTTTAGGTCTATCTTCCGATTTAAACTCAGCCCTCATGAGTTCTTTAATTGCTTCTCCGAATGTTTCTATCTCTTTGTCTATGTCTACCCCGTCAGCAACTTCTTTGGTAGACACCAAGCCATAGATGTCTTCTATTAGTGTGTCTGTGCCCATGTCTTTCCTACCTTATATTCTCCGTCCAGAGGACAGTTAAGTTTCCATTCAAGACCCGCTGCCTGTATACAGGACACGGCCAGTCTCCCAAAGGTATCTGTACGCTCATTAATAACTTCAGCTTGTATCTCATCGTGAATGTTACCAACAAACTTATAGTCTATACCCCATATTTTACCATAGTCATCCAGAAGTGTCAAAGCTTTTTTCATTACTAGAGAACCTGCTGACTGTAGCAAGGTGTTTAGAGCGGAATGTTCTGATCTGACTTGGAGCTTTCTACCGTCAAGTCCAATGAGGTATCCTCTTCCAGCCGCTTCAGATACTCTGTCTTTAAGAGCTGCGAATGATGGCAGATTATTAAGGAAAGATTCTCTAAGTTTCTTGCCAGTCGTTCTACCTCCTCCAGCCACAGACCCAAGTTTTTCATCTCCTGCGCCGTATAAGAGGGCATAGATGAAAGTTTTTGCCTGATTTCTTGATTCAAGTCCAGCAAGTCGTTGATTTGCTGTGTGGATATCGCCGTTGATAATTTCATTAGTGTAGTCCTCATCCTTCATATAGTGTGCCAACATACGTAACTCAAGACCACTAGCGTCACAGCCTACAATGCTGTAACCCTCAGGTGCAGACCAACAAGATCTACACTCATGACCATACGGTGAGTACACCGCAGGTACTTGAGCCATGTTAGGGCTTGAGTGTGTCATACGGCCTGTTACAGCGCCATTAGTGTTTACGTAACCATGTACTCTACCGTCATCCTGAACAGCATCCAACCAGCTCTGTACTTGCGCTACACGCTTCTGGATCATAAGGTATTCGGCTATGAGTTTTGCTTCAGGTATATCCGTAACAGTTTCTAAAACTGATTCGTCCACAATGGGTTGTCCCTTCTCAGTGAAAGTCTTAGGCTTCCAACCGAACCACTGTAAGTACCTGCCTATCTGCTGTCTTGATCCTAAGTTAAAAGGGGGATAGTCTATACGAGAAAACCAGCCAGCCACATTCTCAGACTGATCCCCCAGAAACTTTAGACCAACCGCAGAGAGCGTACCGTCCTTCTTAACTTTCGGAGTAACTTCTTTAACAAAGACAGGCAGAGGTAGAAAAGTCCTCTGAACAGTCTCTTCAAGCTCATATTTCTTCTCCTTCAATAAAGATAATAGATCATTTGTGTGTTTAGCATCAATCAACCAGCCATTCTTAATCTGCTGCTGAATGATCCTCTGAACGTCATGCTCAAGCTTTACGGACTCTTCACTGAAACCTACCAGCTCGTCCTGTAGGCACTCCAGAACACGCACAGTGACTGCTACGTCCTGCTCACAGTATCTGACCATCTCGCAGCTTAACTGTGACCAGTCCTCATGGTCGCCTTTGGGGAAGCCTAAACGCTCACCCCACTGTCGTAGGCTGTGACCAGCCTCTCTGGATGGGTTGGCTAGTCTTGACAGGACTAACGAATCCATAAGCTCGTACCCAGACCAATCAACACCCCACAGTTTAGACATAACAGGATAGTCAAATCCTATGCCGTTGTGGGCTACAATCCTCTGTACGTCCTGAGCCGCTAACTGTGCCTTGAATGTCTCAGCATCGTACACAGTCCCAAACAGATTGGTAGCACAGCACCAGATCTTAGTGGGGTCAAGACCGTCAGTCTCAATGTCAAGTATCAGCGTTTTGTTTAATAAGTTCATGTATTGGTCTC